CATTTGGATTAAACGATCCAGTTTGTTTTCGATCCGCGTCAAGCGATCGTCTTGCACTTGGTACATCTCTTTGCTCACGTAGCCGCTGCGAAAGGTGGTTACTTCGCTCTGCATAATGCGTATCAACTCGGTATTCTTGGCCGATTGCTGCTCAAGCCGCGTGTAACCCGCTATAAACGAGGCTACAATTACCAAAATCGTGATAGCATTGCCTATGCTCATGCGTTTGTCAAATTCCCATTTGTGCGAAATAGAGCTCATCGGTTTAGCACCTCCCATGTGCCGTGTTTCATGACCTTAGCCATTTCCTTTGCTCGGCTTGGTGTTTGGGCTGCCCATCTGCTGTCAAGCATTTCAGCGGAGGCTTTCTCGTAATCGCCCTGACTAATCGCGCCTATCATGCGCCTAAACGTATCGACCCCACCAACGCCCAGTTGATAGGCCATTTGCACTATTACTTCCTGCCTTACATGATCTAATCGGGCGAACCATACGCGCCCACCTAACTGCGCTTGCAACTGGCTAACGCGGTAGCGCAGCAGGAGCGAAGCTTCTTCTTCGTTCATGCCTGCTTCAAGATTAAAGCCATAGCCGATAGTCCAGAAGCCTTCGGTGCATTTGTACATCTTAGAGCGAAAGCCCTCGTACTTTTTCAGTTTCCCTATAATTCGGTCGTTGTTCATTGTCTACTACTACACGTTAAAACTAATTTTTGCCGTCTAAGCGGCTCTTCCACACTCTCGATGTCGTAGATCACCCCCTCGAAATTGACGCGCATTTTGGTTGTTATGCCGGGTCGGTAGCGGATATTAAAACGAACGGTTTGGCTGTCCACTTCAACCCCGTCTTGGTAGTTCTCATTGCCGGTGCTGTATTTCACCTGCGCCCACGGATGCGCATAGGCTGCCCACGTCTTAATCGGTTCGCCAAAGTCGTTGGTCGATTCGGTAGCTTGCTCGATTAGGATCTTGCGGTCGTATGCGCCAATGTTTAGAGCCGTTCTTGGTATTTGCGCTAAACTCCCAAGCATTACCTCGTTTCTGTGTTCGTACTGGCTCCCAGCATCTAACATCATAGCGTACTTTGCTTCAGCAGGAATAGAATCAGCATCGGCAAACCCTGCGGTATATGTTATTTGTACTGGATATTCCACATCATTCAATCGAGGCATATTGCCATCGAACATCACCCTCGCAGGATTGTAAACCGTATCAACACGGTACAGATCGGTAGAAAGCGTTTGCGTGTCGCCATTCTCGTCTTCGTAAGTGATACCAGTTACCGCAGATACCGGATTCTTAGGCAAATGCACTGTTCTAAAATGCTCTACATAATGCACCCAAGTAGCTGGCAGTAATTGCAGACCACTTTCGATTTCGCAGCGTTCGCGAACAGATTTAACAACGATGTTTAGGTAATTATCCTCATCGGTGTAATCAGCCTCAAGCCTTAGAAACTCTTTTAGTTCGGTTAGGCTTAGTGGCTCGCTTGCTGGTGCTATTGTTTGACGGCTTGGCATCTTCTACCTTTTCAGCGAATCCGCTATTGATTAGTTCTTGTGCGAGTTCCTCGTTGGGTCCGGATAGCTCAATCAGTCTTGGCGTAGAGCCTAATAACCGAGGATGAGCTTTTAGTAGTCGTAATTTCATAGTGATAAGAGCGGGGTAGACCGAAGCCCACCCCTAACCTTTAACTTTATGCAACTACATCGTCAATGAAAGCAAAGCTCTCAGGACGGCTTACAAGCACATCAACGTAATGGTTGATAATCATGCGGGTCGTTCCAGCAAGGGCAGAAGTGTATGGGTCAACCAACAACTCAATACCACCCCACTGGCCAATCTTTAGATCGCGGAAGTTGCCAAAAATGATAGCAGATAAATCAGACGCTCCGCCTTTTGCGAGGTCAGAAGGCACTAAATTAGTAATACCTACGTTGTAGCCTTCTAATTCATTTGTTCCACGCATCCAAACACGTTCAGCATCGCCTGACTCAACAGCTGTTTTCTTTAGAGCTGCGCGAACTTTCGCATTTGTTAAGAATGACAAACCGTTCACATCAGCATTGTTTACAGCAATAGCCTTTTCAAGCGCCACGATATCATCGTACACAAGAGCAGCGCCATTGGCGTTTGTACCGTCAGTAGCCGCGTTGCCTGCAAATAATTCAGTAGCACCTGCGCTTAAAATACCTGTAGGCTGGTCGTTTGACCCAGTACCAGCAATAGCAGCAGCTTCAATTTTCTCAGCTACGCTACGAAGCAACTGATTCTCTAAGAAACGAGCGTAGGTCGCAGAAGATTGTTGCAACCACTGATTCGATACTGGTAAGTAAACAGCCAAACGCTTTGGTGTTAGCTTACGCTTCTCAAAAGTAGCGGAAGTATCGGAAATCGTGTCGGTTTCCGCATCCCATGCAGCTACAGCCGTGTTTAATTCAGCCGTGTAATCAATGTTACCCACTAAATTATCCATGAAATCAGCGCCTAAACTGGTAAGTGTTAAGCGATCACGAAGGGCATCAATATAGCCTGTTTCAATGGTTTCAAGTGCGTTACCTCCACCATTGGTGCCAGTTGCAGTAGTTAGGGTGGCGTTTAAAATGGCACCTAACTGCTTATTGCTTAAAACAATGCTGCGCTCGTTTTGATAGCTAACGCCATTATTTTTACCCTCGTTACGAGCATCTTGTGAAAGATTGTAAAGCGCTTCATTAGGCTTATTACTAACAATAGAAGCTACTACGTCTTTGAAATTACCAATCTCTTTAACGATAGCCTTGCTTTCGCCAGCATCGGATGATTTGAACTTATCAGCTTTGTTCATGTGCTGAATTTGGCTGTCAATTCTCTCTAAGCCGTTATACAACTCTTCTGCTTTTTCAGCATTAAAGTTCTCTTTGTCGTTTACAAGCGCTTTATACTGATTCTCAAGCTCAGAGCGCTGTTCCATTAATTGTTTTCTGGTACTCATTGTTTGATCCTGTTATAGTTTAGGTTCAATAATTGCATTTTTGCTTTTAAACGCTCACGCTCTGAGTCGAGGGTTTGCGCTTCTACTTGTGTAGATTCTTCTTCTTGCTGCTCTTCTTCCTGTTCTTCTTCTTGGTCAGGAACAAGCGCCATAATTTGTTCAGATGCTTGCTTGCTTATTTTCGCAATAGCTAATGCCTGGCGTTTAGTTACCGATGCAGCGGCTTTCATGGCAGGCTCATAAACCTCATCAATCAGCCCTAAATCCAATGCCTCTTGGGGCGAAAGGAACTGGTCTTTTGCCATCGCTTCTTTTATTTCCTGCTCGTCTTTACCTGAGCGCTTCTTATATATGTTCACAATCCGCTCGTCTATTTTCTCGAGCGTTGAAGCCATTTCCATCAAGTCCTCAGCATTGCCCATTGCAAAGGTCCATGCCCTATGAATCAGATATAAAGCGTTTTCGCTAATTCTTCGGGTGTCGCCTGCCTGGGCAATAATGGTAGCCGCAGAAGCCGTTAGCCCTGTAACGTTTGTAATTACTTCAGCATCTAAGCTTCTAAGGGCATCATGGATAGCAAGACCATGATCAACCGATCCGCCTAAACTGCTAATATTCACCACTACTTTAGACGCATTCAGCGAAGTAATTTCTTTTATTTTCTGATTGATGGCTTGCTTGGTGTTTTCACCTTCGCCCCACCAGTCCTCGCCAATATCGCCAAGTATATCAATCACATACTCGCCATCGGCTTTGTTATATATTTTGATATCATTCATTTATTACCTCGCTTGGATGCCAGTAATTTTTTGGTATTAAAACTTGGTCGCCACCATCTATCGGATTTTCTTCGAAATACATGCGCACTTCATTAGGGGTCATTGATTGCATATTCACGCGCTTTTCCATGTATTCGACTTGGCTCTTCATATCGCCACGAAGAAGCGTCTGTACATTAAACTTGAAGTACATATTCTTGCGCTGACGCTCACTTAGGAGTTTAGCGTTTAATTCCTGCTCCCATCTGGTTAGATGCGGAAGTAACGTGTGTTTATAAAACCACAGATTAGAATGCTCTACATTATTGTACTTTGCGCCATCTTGAATGCCTAACATATGCGCAGGTACTTTGAAATAACGAGCCACATCTTCAACGCCAAATCTTCGCGTTTCGATGAACTGAATTTGCTCAGGTGGAAATGTAAGCCGCTCAAATTCTGATCCGTCTTCTAAAAACATAACCTTGTGCATATTCTCAACACCAGAAGACATTGCATCAAATTGTTCACGAGCCATCTTAACCCATTCTTGCCGCTCGTTCTTATCTCTGCCCGGAATACGGCCTTTCATTTTTAATACACCGCCAACAGTGGCGCCATTACCAAAGAATGAATTACCAAAATGCTCAGTAGCCAGTTGGCCGCCTAAGTTTTCACGCATTATATCAAGCGGAGAAACACCTTCAAGCCCATCTTTAGAGTAATTCATAATATGGATTATCTCATAATCGTATAATTCACGATTTATACCATATCCTGAAACTCGGTAACGCTTTTCTGCTTCTATTCCTTTACCGTACTGATAAACAGTTACATCAGATGGGTGAATGATCTCAAGCGCTTTTATGGTTTCGGTACTACTTCGATGAATAACTGCATACCCATTTCCATAAATAAGCACATGGGCTTGTAAGATAGACTTGAAGTCCATCGCATTGTACATATTATTAGGGCGCTCTTTTAGCAATTTGTACAATGAGGAAGAAGTAGCCTTCCTGCGGCCTTGAGCATCATCTTGGTATAAATGGGTATTTAACATGCCCATTGTATCGGAGATGGTAGAAACGGCATTATAAACAGCTGATAACCGCATCATGGTATCAGGGTTTACACTAACTCCAGCAGCTACTGGGCGAGCCAGTAACTCATGCAGGCGGTCGGATGTTACCACCTTAGCCTGCCCAAACCATGATTTTATTGTGTCTAATGCGCCCATTGACTGTAAAATGGGCTACATATAATTAACATGTGTGCGTTATATATGCACAATCGTTCGTTTTAGCGTAGATTTCGGGATATAGCCATTCGAAAAGCGTTATATGAAGGAAAGTGTGGTTTCCCGAACAATTTAACGTACTCTTGCTCCGTTTTTTCGTACGCTTCAATATCGTACCTACTTCTTTGTTTATGCTGAAGCCATCTATTATAAAAACCATGGAATGTATTTAATTCCAACACTTCTGGTGGGTAGGGCTGCGTATCACGCAAAATAGAGTCCATCTTGGAAGCCTCCTGTATTTTCCTCTGCTAAATCTTTTTGTAATAAACCCATTGCGATTGACATGGCATCTATCGCATCAATTTTTCGCTCCTCCGATTCTTTTCTCGGTACTATATTCTCGTTTGCATCCGGTTTGACCGTTACATTTCCCATCATCCAATCAAGCGCTGGGTTGCCCGGGTGGAATAACTTGCCCGCCAATACTTGCGCTTCAATCTCTTTTAACGGTTCACTACGATTCTTAGTGCTCATTCCGTACTGCTCGAGCCTGCTTTCCCATCCATCACGGACTAAGTCTTGGTAAACTACCTCCGAGCCCCACGGATCAAAACCGATGCGAACAATATCCAATTCCTGCCCAAAATTTATCAGGTCTTTACGAATGAAATCGTAATCGGTTAAATCACCAGGCGTTACGATAATATGCCCTTTCTGCGTCAGGTCTTCGTACAGACTCTTTACGCTATGGTGGCACCGGTCAATAGCGCCCTCTGGCAGATAATACCGCCCAAATGTGTAATATTCGTTGTCTGACGTTACCGCCATAAACTGCACAGCCGTTATATCGCTTTTACTGCCCAAATCAAGACCTACATACACAGGGTTTGAACGCATAACGGCCATTACATCGCTTTCCGCTAAAGATTGTTCACGCCATTTGCTCATATTCATCCATGCCGATCGCGCACTAACCCATTTATTCAAGTGCTTAATCATGTAGATCGTTTGGTCCGATCCACCACGATTCTGGGCATTCACCATCTGCATCTCGAGGTAGTCAGGCATAACCGATACGCCAAAATTAGGATTAGCCTTGCGTAAAGCATCCAAGCTAAACGGATCATCATCCGCATCCATTTCATAGATTAGCGTAAATAGCCGATCATTGTTATAAACACCATTTAACAGGTCTTTGCA